AATAACCACCGCAAGGCCCCTGGAATCACCCCGCAGACCACAAAAGGCGATGCCAAATGGCTGAAGTTCTATCGCTCCTATCCCAAGGAGCTTCAGGGGTACAAATTCAAGCGAACAATGTCTTACCTGCATGGGGGCAAGAGCCAAGTTGCCCTTACTGCGGGCGCGGGAGCAATTGGGGCTGGAGTCGCATTAGCCGCTAACCGTAAGTTTGACCCTAAGCCTAAGCGTGGATATGTAACAAAGGGTATTCCAAGCGCTTTGCGTGGAAAGCTGCCAGGATCTTTTCCTGTAGGTGATTTCCGGCGCTACCGTATTGAGGCGAGTCTCAAAGGACAGGCCGGAGCCAAGGCGCTTGCGTCAGGAACTGCTAATCCTAAAAAATGGAAGACACACACCATTGGTCCTGCCAAGAGGGCAAGAACTAAGGCCCGAGCTGCCGTTACTGGCAAACTGAGCCACCCCATTACGGGCCTGGAAGCGGGCATAGTTCGCGGACTGGACCGGAAAAGGTATTATCGGACCATAGACGGAATTAACGCCGGAAAGCTCAGTCCTAGAAAACTGCAGTTGCGCAATGAAGAACAGCAATACACAATTCTTAATCAGGCTCGTAGAATGCGGGATCTTGGCGTTGCTGAGCAGGAGCGTTTGGCCCGGCGTAGTCAAATCTTAAAGCGCGCAACAAAGGGTTCCACCGGGTTTACACCAAAAGAGCGAACTCAACTTGACCGACGCAAGCGACTTGGCCGCAACCTTTCCCTAGGGGGCGGTACTTTGGGTCTTGGCGCCTTGGCGCTACGCACCCCAGCAGGAGCCAAGCTCGCCTTAAAGGGCATCACGCGAGCAACCAAGGCTGGATCTAACCCCGGGCGTATTACCCGAGGCCTGAATCGGCTTTCATCTAAGGAAGCCGGAGCTACCAGGCTTTCCAACACCACTGGAATCTTGGCTATTGGCTCAGGGGCAGCAGGATCGTTTAACTACGCATCACAGCAGCGCTTAGAGCGCAAGCGCGACGCCAACCTGGCCAAGTCAGCAATGGGTAATATTCCACGTTATGGTAGAGTCGCCCGCGTGGGGCACGCCCGCATAGCGGACTACCGCAACGGAAGGTTCCGCATTGACTACAAGGGCATGGACCCCAATGTGCAGCATTGGGTGCCGCGCAAAGACATCACTTTTTACAAGCCGAAGAAGCCAAAAGCCCCTAAGGTGATTAACCCGCCCAAGCCCAAGCAAGCGCCGGGCGACACCCAAGAGACCCTGTTCTAGGACGGATGACATGGCAGAAAGCATCAATCTCACGGTAGACAGGCGGGAAGACCTTTACCTACAGGTTTACTGGACAGACCTTAACGACGTAGCTTTTTATGTTACTGCGGCTTTTATGAACGCTTCTAGTGGTGGAACTGTGCTGTTAAGCAGCGATAACGCTTATGTAGCAGATTCAGCCAGATACGCAGCGTGCGATCTGACTGTCACTCCAGCCATTTCTAGCACTAATCTTACGGTCACGTCTGAAGACGGTTTGGTAACGATTAGCGTGCCTTATAACGTGGTGTCCGGATGGACGGCGGGAAGTTACGCCTATAGCATTGTAGTTAAATACACTGGCTCTGTAACCACTGAGAATTCTTACCGCAAGGTGCTTATGACTGGGACGTTGGTGGTTGTGTAGTGAGCGTCTCAATTTACCGCAAGACCGACCAAACCAAATTGGTTGTCGTACGTCCAGCGCCAACTCTTTCTTCCGAAGTCGGTCCACAAGGAGCTTCGGGAATATACGGGGTTCAGGGAGTACAAGGCGTTACTGGCATCACCGGGTCGATTGGCAGTATTAGTAATTACTTCCTTACCTTTGCCACGTCGGGAAGCTGGGACGCTCCTGTATCTAACCCGTTTACAGTCTCTTTGGGGACGGACGTTGATGTGGATTTTCCAACTTCTGCGGTTAGACCTTGGCTAAAAGGAACTCTCGCCGGGTATTACTCAATTTTGGTTAAGTCTTCCGTGACGCTGACTAAGACCGGATCAACAGCTATAGGGCCGGATTGCCAACTGCGTTACACGCTCAACACCAACGCAGGTGAGCCATTAGGATCTGTGCAACAAGCATGGGCATCTTCAGCTAATGCCTCTGAGACTCTTTTGATGTCTTTCTATTGCACTGGATACTTAGGCGCTGGGTCTACTTCAGACCGTTTTAAAATAACCCTTACGCGCGAAGGACCGTCTGATTTCACCGTATCTGTAAACTGGGTGGCAGCGCTGTTGCACCCTATGGGCACTTTCGCCACAGGACCTGCTGGGCAAAAAGGTATTTCTGGTCTTCAAGGAATCCAAGGAATCCAAGGAGTGCAGGGATACCGTGGATCACCCAGCGAAGGATATTCCACCTACAATCAGATTCCAACGCCCTAAGGAGCCCAATGAGCAACTATTTTGTGAGGGGAAATACCCTTACTATCAGTTCTATTGGCGTTTCTTCTTCAAGCAACGCTGGCCCATCCGGCCCTCAAGGGGCTCAAGGAATTCAAGGGATTCAGGGAATTCAGGGAACTACTGGCTCCACTGGTACGCCGTATTTCCAAGGTGGGCTGTTTACCGGCTCTTCTGCAACCAGCTTATCCACTTCCGGAACTGCCGTTCAAGTGTCTTTGGATACTGCTGAACTCAATGAAATGGCATTTGGTTTCTCGTCTAACACAGTTACTACCCCGTCTCTAAACGCAGACTACGCTATTACTGGGCAGTTGTGGTTTCCTACCAGCAATACGTCTGGCGTGCGAATGGCTCAGCTGAAGATTAACGACGTCGAAGTGGCTACAAACTTCTCCCCGCCAATCTATACCTCCACTACCCAGCCCTACGTACCAGTAATGGTCACTTGGTTTGGACGAATTAACGCCTCCACAACAATCAAATTGCTTGGAGCTTATTATGGAACTGGTACTACAACGGTGTCCGGTACGCCAAAACCTCGTTTGACCATTTCCGCTATTGGAACAGGCCCACAAGGATCTCAAGGAGTTCAGGGAATCCAAGGCATACAAGGAATCCAAGGGCTGCAAGGAATTACTGGACCTTCTGGTACTGGAACTGTTCAATTTGCCACCTACGACCAGATCCCCACCCCTTAAGGAGCACAAATGCCAGGCACTACCTCAAACATGGGGCTCCCGTTTCCTCTGGGGTCGGAAAAACCATATATCGCTCAGGCGATTCAGAATCTTGCTGTAGCGGTTTCATTGCAGGCCGCTAACGCAACTCACACACACACGAATGATCAAATTCCAGCCAAAGTAACCGCAGCTGCTGTAGCTGACACGCTTTCTGCGGTTTACACTGGAACGGTATCCGGAGCGGTTACCGGAACCTTTTCTGGCCTAGCTAACTCTGCGGCAAGTATCGTTACTAGCCTCCCTAATACTCACGACAGCACAGCTACCAACGCGCATCCGAACCTATTGCGCAAGGACAACGCCGGGACTGAAACTATGCTCGGCAACTTGGTTGTTACTGGGATTCCGTACAAGCTAGATTCCTCTAACAAAGCACTGGTGTTTGAAAACCCTTCAGATTCTAGAGTGTGGAACATTACTGGGCGGCGAATTAGAAATCTTGAATACGCCACCACAAATGCAGGATCAACAACTCTTACTGCCACAAGAACCTCTATAGTTGCTTCTGGCGTAGTGACTATAACTTTTGACGGATCAGGACAAAGCTCCAATGTTGAATTAACAATTCCCGATACACCTTTTTCCGCCCTTCCTATTGTTGTTGCTAGCATTAGCTCTACTAGCTCTGCTGCTGGCATAAATCTCATGAACGTGAGTGTTTACGGTAAGGGTAATAATACTTTTAGAGTTTCTGCTGCAAGAATTGATGGCGCTTCGCCCACTAATGGAACAAGCGTTATTGTCAACTGGATCGCAATAGGGATCTAATGTCCTTTGTCCTCGATCGATTGCCCACGAACGACGACGAACTCTGGTGGGCCGTTAAGGTCCTTTGGGGTGTCAATATACCTCGTACGCGCGTATGCCCAGATCACATAGCTCCATTTGACGCCTTTGCGGACGCATATTTCAACCGAGACGGAACAATCTCGCTATGGCACGGTTCCCGCGGTTTATCTGGCAAGTCTTTTACGCTATCGGTGCTGGGATTGACCAAGGCCGTCTTGCTTGGATCGGATGTCAACCTTCTGGGAGGATCACTAGCCCAGTCGGCCAACATCCACGAAGCCATGCGCGCTGCGTGGGAGTCAGAAAACGCTCCTCGGGAAATGGTGGGAATCGAGTCTAAAACCGAGATCCGATTGACCAACAAGGCCAAAATCCGCCCGTTGACTGCTTCCCAAAAGACTGTCCGTGGCCCCCACCCGCCATTCTTGCTTCTAGACGAGATTGACGAGATGGACATTGACATCCTTAATGCCGCCTTGGGACAGCCAATGCCGCAGAAGAATTACCTTGGCGAGATCATTCAGCCCTACACCGTTTTGTGCTCAACGTGGCAAAACCCAAATGGGACGTTCACAGAGATAAAGCGCCGGTTTGAGGAACGCGGTTTGCCAATGAAGACATGGTGCTGGCGAGAAAGTGCCAACGAAGTCGACGGATGGTTAGCCAAAGAAACCGTAGAGGCCAAGAGGCGAGAAATTCCCGCTGAGATGTGGCGGGTGGAATACGAGCTAGGCGAGCCATCAATTGGAAACCGAGCATTCGACTCCGACGCCATTGAGGCAACCTTCTGCCTGCCAATGGAGCCGATCAAGTCTGAGTCAATGAAAGACTTTGAGCGCTACACGTTTGAGGAGTTTAACCCAGGCGGAACCTATGTTGCTGGCGCAGACTGGGCCAAAGAGCACGATTACACCGTCATTGCTGTGATGCGCACTGATGTTTCCCCTGTCCGTTTGGTCTCCTGGACGCGGGTTAACCGTCGCCCTTACCCAACTATGGTGGGCTATTTTAACGAGGAAATCGACAAATATGACGCTGAGGCAATACACGACGCCACAGGCTTGGGGAACGTAGTCAGCGACTACTTAGACATCAGAGCCCGCGGGTTCACCATGACCGGAGAAAAGCGCGACGCTATGCTTAGCGAATATGTCTCCGCAGTTGAGCAGGGAAGGTTTCATTTCCCTAAAATTCTTACTGCATATACGGCGCACAAATACGCTCAAGTTGGAGATTTGTACTCAAGAGGACAGCAGTACCACTTGCCAGATGAGGTCTGCGCGCTGGCTCTGTGCAATAGGCTTATTAGTCGCTCTGCTCCAACCGCCCCCATAGTGGGAGTACGCAAAAACGACACGCCGAACAAGTTTGCTGCGGTATTTGACCGTCCCAAGGACAACAATGAGACTGCTTACACGGCTGACGGTGTGGTCCAAGTCAAGGACAGCAACGACGGCTTCAGTCTCATGGTGTGACTAGGTGGAGACAATGTCCAATGAGGAGGCTGTCCAGTGACCGTGCCCACGAATCAGGAATACCGAGGGTTTGACCTAAACCCTGGCGAGAACATGCCCACACGGGTTTCGCCAATGATCGAGCTTGGTGCTACTGGCCTGCGCCGATTCTCTGGATACGTTGAAGAAGAGTTCCTTCCGCAGCTCCGCGGGCGCAAGGCAGTGCAGATCTACCGCGAGATGGCAGACAACGATCCGGTAGTTGGTTCCTTGCTGTTCGCTATTGACCGATTGCTACGCCGTTTAAAGTGGAATGTTGAGCCTGCTAGCCAAAAGCCTGAGGACCGCAAGTATGCGGAATTCGTAGAATCGTGCATGAACGACATGTCCCATACATGGGATGACTTCATTTCCGAAGTTCTCACGATGATTACCTACGGGTGGAGCTTCCACGAAATTGTCTACAAGCGTCGGTTGGGCATTTGGGAGAAAAACTCCTCAAAGAAATCCCAGTACAAGGACGGGATGATTGGATGGCGCAAGATGCCTATCCGCTCACAAGAGACTTGGCTTCGCTGGGTCTTTGACGAGAAGGGCGGCATTCAGGGCATGGTACAGCTTGCCCCTCCTGCGTACCACACCACGCTCATTCCAATTGACAAGTCACTTCTGTTCCGTACTACGACGACAAAGAACAATCCCGAGGGTCGTTCTATGCTTCGTAACGCCTACCGACCTTGGTACATGAAGAAGCGGCTTGAGGAGATTGAGGGCATTGGCATTGAACGAGATCTTGCCGGTTTGCCAGTCGCCAAAGTACCTGCGGACTACCTAACAGCCAAGCCTGGCACTGAAAAAGAAAAAATGGTCCAAGCCTTTCGCAAAATGGTTCGTTCGGTGCGCCGCGATGAGCAGGAAGGCATTATTCTGCCTACTGCATACGACCAAGACACCAAGCAGCCTTTGTTCGACTTTTCGCTTCTTACCTCTGGCGGAGGACGAAGCTTCAATACCGACCAGATTATCCGCCGCTATGAAGAGCGGATACTTATGACGGTGCTGGCTGACTTTATACTCGTTGGACACCAAGGCACCGGTTCGTACTCAATGCACACTGACAAAACCGGAATGTTCCGTGCGGCAATTAACTCTTTGGCTGAATCCATTGCCGACGTACTTAACCGTCATGCAATTCCTCGACTTTTTGCTCTTAATGGCTGGAAAGTTGACGAACTCCCGCGCATTGTCCCAGGAGACGTAGACCCGCCGGATCTTGGTCAACTTGCGTCGTTTATGACAGCAATGCAGTCAACTGGCGTTCAGTGGTTCCCTGACGCCACCCTGGAGAACTTTGTTCGCGACATTGCTCGCTTGCCTAAGTTGGACGACGACCAGGAAAAGGTCAAGGAGCAGATGACAAAGCAGTCACTTGTCATTGCCATGGCTAACCAGCAAATGGAATCGCTGAACTTGGAGCGCCAAGCAGAAACTGCCGCCGCTCAGTCCCAGCAAGAACAAATTGGACTAGAGCAATCCCAGATGAGCG